CCGGCTGCGAATGTAGCCGCATCAATTGCGCCGTTGGCGATTTCAGCAGCCCCGATAGCATTCGCCGCGATTTGAGCTGCGCCGATCGCGTCAGTTGCAAGCTCTGAGGCCCCTATGGCGTTGGCTGCAATCTGGTCCGCCCCTATCGCGTCTGTGGCCAGCTCGCTTGCGCCTATCGCATTGGCGGCGATCTTTGCGGCGATGATGGCATTGTCAGCTATCTCGCTCGTCCCGATGGCATTGGCCGCTATCGCGTCCGCATCTATTGCGTCTGTCGCGATTTCGGCGGCACCAATGGCGTTTGCAGCGATGGCATCCGCATCAATAGCATCTGTGGCAATCGCCGCCGCGTCGATGGCGCCTGCGGCGAAGCTCGCGGCGGTTATTCCGCCAGCCGCCACTGAGCTTGCCACCACCGTTGCAGTATCAAGATCAAATGCAAAGCTCGCCGCCGGATTGCCATAGGTCTGGACAATGATCGTCTGATCCTGCCAAACTTTCGGCCCTGTCTGATCGATGATCGTGATGACGATGATCTCGGCCTGATGCTCCGCGGCCGTCAGCGCGAGGCTATAGATGCCGTTGGCAACATGGGCGAAGGCGTTGGTCGAGTTGTTGGGAGCCGCCCCGTCAAAGGATCGCTGCGAGTCGCCAGCGACATGCACCGCGGCGCCCGTATAATCCTCACCACCCGTCTCAATCAGCGGGAAATAGATCGTTTTCTGTACGTTGTACTTGCGCAGGACTTCCATCTACATCCCTCTCATAATCCCGCGCCAAGCGCCACGGAGCACGCCACGCTCGGCGAGAAAGGCTAGCGGAGACCGTGCTCGCGGGACCATCGGCGTCTTGTAGAGATCCCAAGGTTGTTTCAATAGATCTAATACCTCTGGAAATGCGAAGGGCCTATTTGAAATTCGCACATCTCCAAGGCGGCCGTCGTAGAATGTGGCGAATCCTCCAAATAGAATAGAATGTGCCAGATGTAACGGAATATCAGTATCTAATAACCCTGCTGTAGCCCCAGCGGCTATAGCCTGGCTAATGCCATTCACATACACTGTGTTCGTTGTAGCCCCAGAATCATGCACACAAACGATGTGATTCCATACGCCGTTTGTGAGAACATTGTTTCCGGTGACGGCAGCATTACCGCCTATAAAAAGCCCGGTGTCACTTGTATCAAAGCGGATAGCATCAAGGTTAGTGAAAGTGATAGCCCATACCCGATTGTTCGGATTTGGGGGCTCATCCCAACGCCCCGCCACTGTTTCAAATCCCACCCTAGCATCGGGATGCACCCAGAGTGCCACGGTAAGGTCATCTGATGCATCCCATTGTGGCGAATCGCTACAGTTGATATAATCCGCTGCCCCGTTGAAATCCAGACACCATCCCTGCTGTTGGATCGCTTGCCACGTCGGATTGCCGACAAAAGCTCCATGTATGCTCATGGAACTGCGGTCTCGAAGCGTGTTCATTCCGCGACTTGCTAAAGGCGGCCACCATCCGATCAGGTCCGTCGCTTGTGACGATTCAGTATTTAGATCAAAGTGAACTGTTGGTGGCCCAAAGTGCGGGATCGGTCTCGGCATTACTGTATCTCATCGATAATCGGCTCAAGAATAAGTTCATGCTCCGCTGCGGCATTCGTGAATTGCTGGCCGCTGATGTTGTAAACCAGTGGCGCGCAATACCGTGTTTGCATGTGGAAGATTCCACCAGACCACTGGGCAACTGCGTTATTGCGACATATATGATTGCCGATCCATTGCATATTCGGAAGCTGTTCCGCGCTAGCCATGGCCGCATCTGTGCCAGTATGCTCACCATCGAAGAGCGTATTGTCGTGTGAATAGGCTATGTGAATCTCGACCACATTCCCGAATGTGGGCGCAATTTGGAAACGCACCGTGTAATACCATCGCCACCGCGTCGCGTGGACGGCTCCATTGTCATGCTTGACGCCCATACGCCCAACGTTGTTAAGCATGTTGAGCAGCGTCATGGCGTAGGTCGCGCCACCTGGACCCCAGTTAATTTGCGTTGACGGTTTCTGCAGGATCTCATTTGCCATTATGGTACGATCCTCTCATAGCCCCACACACTGAGGCGAATCGCAAGCTCCGCAATCACGCTTGCGCCCAGTACCGTCCATCTGGCATCGAGGCGCGCGCGTTTCTGTACCAACGATTCGCCGCTGTGCGTGTGGAACGTCAGCGAATGCTCACAGAACTCGCCGGTGTCCAGTTGTGTCTGCTCGCCAGCGTCTAGCCCCGGCACCGCGCTAGCTGTGCCGCCCAGCATCTCTACCAATGCAACGCGATAGTTCACGCCGGCGTCGTTGTTTGCGTCAGGCACGGCAAAGTGCATCACGACTTGGGCAGCCGTGCCGTACCTGTTGACGCCGAGAATGTGATAGTCAGCCATTGCTCACCCACGCGCGCAGCTTGTCCAGCATCCCTGGCCCGATGCCTTGCACCGCCAGCAGCTCTTCATCGCTGGCTGCCCGAATCTCGCGCGCAATGCCGAACCCGGCGTCCATGAGCCTGTCGGCTACAGGACGGGGGATTCCGCCGCGCCTCGCTATCACGTTGCCCTTTCGGTCTCTAATCGATACGGGACGTGGCATGAGCCCTCCTCTAAGCAGGCGTTGCTACAACTAAACCATCGAGACAGTGGTTGGAAATCCAGGCGTCGCTCGCTGCACCAGTGCAGAGATCGTCTAGGTCTCCCGCCCCTGGCCCTGGCAGCAAGCAACTGAAATAGTTGTCGAGGATCTGGTTCTCGGAACCCCCTGTGGTTATGATCCCTTCGTCTGTAGCCGCGCCTCCGCCCTGCGCAGCGCCGTTGTAGACCTTGCATCCCTGCACCACTGACAAGTCGGTGTCTTCCAACGTCATGGCGCCAGTGCCGACATTCAGGAACGTGCAGTCGAGAATCTGTAGGTTCGCCGCACCCGAGCCAGCGGTATCGACAAAGACGCCATAGTCGTCGCACTGGTCGAAGTAGCAGTCAATGACGTTGCTGTGCCACGAGAACTCGAACTGAATCGCTGTATCTATGGCATCATCAAACGTGCAGTGCTGAATGGTACAGGTGTCGCCCCAGAGCGTCACGCCGTCCCATTCGACAAAGATGCCATCAGCTCCCGTTAGTGCGCCGATCTGACCAGAAAACACAAAGCCCTCGATCAACACGTCCGAGGCGTGCACCGTGATGCACGTCCCATCGTCCGCGGCAGGCCCCCAGCTCACACCGATCGAGCTCGACGACGCCGTGCCGATAATGGAGACGCCGTGAACCGTGACGGTCACGCTTTCCAGGATCGCCGTGTTCTGCGTTGTGGTCAGCGGCCCGTACTGCCACGCATCGTTAGGCGCCACGACGATGATGTCGCCGCGAAAGTCCTGGCAGGCTGCAAGGGCAGCGGCTACAGTCGCAAAGGGCGCCGTCGGCTCAGTGCCGTCCCTGTTGTCTACGGCACCGGGGAAGTTCGGATTTACATAAAATACCTGGGCCTCAGCGGAGTTCCTGAGGCCCGTTGCCCGCCCGGTCCCCGAGACACCAAACTGCGGCGGCGTGATCGTAGGCGTGCGCGTGACGGGCCAGATAGATCGGCCCCTAGTTGCTGGCATTATAGACCCTCTCTTATCCGGGTACGGTGATCGTCTCACTCCAACGGTTGTAGCCCCACTCGTTCGCGTCCGCCCCGGCATTATCGAGATATGGGTTATTGTGCGCTGCGGCAGTCTCCCCGAATGTGGCGCTGTTCCCGTCGATATGGATTCCCGAGTTGGTCCCAGCGATAGTGATTGCACCACCTGCCGTGTCTGCGAGCATAGAGATTCGATTGTCAAAGATGCCGCCTTGAGCGAACTGGTTGTTGCAGTTGATGGCAATCCCACCTACACCGCGGAACCAATTGGGCTCCAAACCAGGGCATCCAATCATGCCGCGAGTAGCATTGTGATCGATCCGCACGCCATCGCGTGTCAAGCCAATGCCGAACCGGCAACCCCAGATCTTCAGGTACACTGCGTCACCGCCTGCGGGAACACGGATACCATCCTGCGCAGTCCCAGTCTCTCCGAACCAGCAGTGGTGAATCTCGGTTCCCCACACCGTAGCGTCAACCTGGATAGCCCCAGCCGTCGCGCCACCGTGGCATGCCAGGTTGCAGATCTCAACTCCCAGCGCGGTGACCGAAAAGGACGGGTTGTCACCTACCGGATTGACCTGTGGCCACATGGCCCCAGCGCCCGGCACGCCGATGATGGATACCATTTCCTTGTCGCAAACGATAGGCCAGGCCTCGCCGCCAGCCGCGAAATAGTCGAGAATGACTATGGTGTCATTCCGCTGATTCGTGCAAAGAGCGATAGCCGACGTGATGGTGGCCAAGGGCCGGAGTGGCGTTCGGCCATCATTCCCGGCTCCACCCGTGCCATCTACATAGAACACGTCGCCCTGGTTCGCCCCAGGCCGCAGTACTTGTGAAAGCCCTCCCGTATAGTACGGAGGTGCCTTGCTTTGAACATTCGTCCCTGCCATAGTTCCTCCTAAGCTGCCGGAACCGCTACGGTGAAGCCGCTGGCGCTAACTTCTGGCTCCAGGATATCATCTGCCACGTTGCCCACCCAACTGCCAGGCGCCGCGGCATTGGCCCAGTAGCCACCTGCGTTGGAATAGTCGCCTGCAAAGTAGTTGCCCGTTACTGTGTTCAAGCCCAACGTGCCACCGCGCATGTCGATGTAGACTGCCGTGCCGTTGGCCTGGTTGACCGGGCCCATAAAGCGGTTGCCCTCGATCAAGCAGCCATTCCCGCCGCGCAGCGCGTCGGGCTGCGCAATGTGCCGATCGTTGTCCTGGAAGATGTTGTTGCGAATCACCCACAGATAGGGCGATGCGAACGCTGTCAGACCCAGCAGGATTGCCGCCGCGTTGTTGGCCGCTCCGCCACTGTCGAACTCGTGGAACCGGCACCCCTCGATAAACACCTGGTCGGGCGAGCCCGTGCCATGGATGCCATAGAGCCCTGACCACATAGCGTCAAAGTCGCAGTTTATGATCCGCGTCCTGTCGCTATTCGTTGTCGCGCCGCCGTCATGCTCTAGCAGAATGCCCGATGCTGCGGTGTTCGGAAGGAAGCGAATGTTGGCGATTGTCCAGCCGGACTGTCGAATCGTCAAAGCGTCTTCGTCCGCGGCCCCACTAGCCCACGTCGGTCCCCATTGCTCATTGCCAAAGCCCATGATCGTACACTGCTCGGGGGCACTGTTGGGGATGATCACACTCTCTGTGAGCGTCGTAGCGCCGCCGATGATGATCAGACTGTTCTCGACGAGAAAGGCACTGCCGATAGCGCTCTGCACCGTAGCCTTTGGGTGCTCGGGATCTGTTCCGTCGTGAGCGTCTTTCGCATCAGCGTGGCTATCATCCACGTAGAGGACGATGCCGACGGGTGTGGTCCGCAGCCCCAAAGAGTTATCGCTGCCCGCGATGCCCAACTGCGGAGGGAAAAACGGCTTGAGCCGCGTGACTTGGTATGGGTTCATCTCTATCTCCCTTGCCGCACCCAGCCGTCGATGATCGGCGTGCCCGGATTCCTACGCGTCCGCGCCCGATGGCTACGGCGGGTGATTGGCATGCGCGTCGCGACGACAGGCGGCTCGACGAGCTGCGCGCGCAGCTTCGCTTCCTCTTTGGGCTCAAAGTCAACGCCCTCCACCAAACCGATGCTGTTGGCATGCTGTTCGCTGCCGTGCTCGACATAGTCTGGCCGGTCCTTGGCGCACTCTTCGAATGTATAGTGGCGTTTCTTTCGTGGTGCCATTGTTTTTTACCTTTCTAATCCGTAAGGACATCTAACCATTGGTGAATGCGGGCCGGTCGATAGTCGATGTGTTTAGGGCCCTTGCTCTTGTTGCATGAATCACATAGTGGCTGCAAGTTCGTCAGATAGCTATCTCCGCCCATGATGATGGGCAAGACGTGATCCACTGTGAGTTTGCGCTTTTTGCCACAGGCTACGCATCGATTGTCGGCCAGCATACACATCGTCTGCCAGTCTTCTAGTTCGTAAGTGCCGCCGTTGGAACGTTTGGTTGCGCGACGGCGGGCATAGTAGTCGCGATGCCATTGACGATATTCGGGATCATTCGCATAACGGTTGCGGCCATATTCACGTTGGCGCTTATTGTTTTTGGCCAAACGCTCCGGGCTAGAGCTGATATGCTCCCATTGCTTCTGGGCTTTGGCTTTTACTGATTCAGGATGCCTTTTACGCCAAACCTGATCTCTTTTCTGCCGTGTCTGCATGAATGCCGGGTCTGTTGCTTTTCGCTCTGCATACCATGCAGCATTCTTAACGGCCCTTTCTTCCCGAACCCCTGGATCATTGGCCCTGCGTTCGCTCGCCTGTTTCAATTTGTGCTCACGGCTCCCATCGCCCGAATGGTATCGCTCTTTGCCTTTGGCATTCTTGCACGACTTGCACCAACACGTCAGGCCATCCGTACATGCACGCGAGACTCCAAATGCAGCGCGGTCTTTTACCGTCTTGCATTTCGAGCAGCGCTTATGCCCATCCTGGCCAATGAGAGCCATTTACTGTTCCCTATGGTTATGGCGTGGTACCCGAGCTAAAGTATAGCCCATTGGGATCCGTAATACCCACCAAGGTCCCCAGGTCATCCGTCCGGCCGCCGATGGTCGTCTCTACCTGGATCTCGATATCGCCCGTGAGGAACGAACCGTTCAACAGACTCGGCGTACCAAGACCCATCGTCCGCGTCATCGGGACCTTATCCGGTGCCAGCGCGGAGAGCTCTGGCCCGTTCGGGCGACCAGTCCACCGCGTCACCGACACACCTGGAACCGAGAAGGGTTCCGCGAACAGATACCATGGCACGTTCGGAACGGTGAAGGCGATGTAGGGATCGATCTTGATCTGGACTCGTCCCTGCAACACGTTCTTGCTGTTCGTCGCCAACTCCGCGATGTGTGTGCTTTCCAGAATCGCCTCTGCCGTCAGCTCAAGGATCGGCGGGATCACTAGAAAGACAGGCCGAATCGCCAGCGGATTGCCGCGTCCGTCCTGGCGCTGCGTGAACGCATTCCACGCGATAGCCAGGTTGGCCGTAGTCAGCCGCCCGGTGCCTGCATAGTTCGCGCCCAGGGCTATCATGGCCGCCTGTGAAAGCGCGTTGTCGTACAGCGCTGACACGAAAAAGTCCTCGAACATCGCTGCGCTATCGCCCAGCTTCATAGCGATGTTGTTGAAGGCGCCCAAGTCATCGTTAATGAAGATACGCCGCGAGAAGTCCATCTGCTTGGCGTAGTCATCCAGTGCGATCTGCACGCGGGTCTCGGTGAAATAGGTCGCGTAGGCTTCCTCTTTCTCGTCTCGCCGCTCCAATCGCTCGGGCTCGTCAAAGCGAAAGCGCTCTGCCGTGGTATAGTCCGGCAGATCCTCGCGCAGCGTGTAGTCGCGCCATGTCCCGCGCTGGAACTCGTAGCGGTTATACACCGCCCGGCTCAGCACGCGGTTGAAGTAGAGCGGAAAGTCGCCGACTACCAGGGCCTCCCGCAGCGTCGAGCTATGGATGTCCTGGTGGCGATTGTCGATAAAGGCATCCAGATACGGATAGGCTTCTTGGATCAGCTCACACCGCGCGTTATCCTGAGCGTTGTGCTCGAGGGCCATGTCTCGGATGGTCTCAATTAGGCGTCTCATATTTAACTCTCCACGATTCCGGCTTGCGCCACAGCACACAAGTGCGTGTTGCCAGACGCACCGGCGGCCTTTGGGAAATCATCCTCGTCTTCGCTCTGCATCGTCTCGATCGTGCCGAACCGCGCATTGGCGGTTGCTGCATCGCCCTGCAGCGGACTCGTGCTGAGCTTCACGCCATGGTTGGCATCAGCCGTTAGGTCATAGTACACCGGGTCGCCGATGTTGATGGCGCCCCATGTGGCCTCTGCGTTCCCGCCGTTGTAGGTCAGCACCGTGCGTACATTGTGGCGGTACACTGCGCCTGCCGCGACGTTGACTATGGACGTCTCGTAGACGGCATTCTGCGTGATCGACGTGCCCGTCATTTGCGCCCCAGGCAGAAGCCCCGTCTGTTGCACGGGGTCGTGGAGCGTTGGCGTTACATCCGTCTGCCGCGACCACGGGATCTTTAGCATCCGCTCGCGCCCAGACTCACTGGACTGTTCGTATCCTGCAGTCGTATCTCTCGTAACCATCTGTTACCTCCCGATCCCATGCCGCTTAAGCACAGCGCTCTCGCGCTCTACCAGCGACTTGGTGGTTTCTGGTTTCGCTTGCTTGGGCTTGCTCTTGCCCATGTCCAGTACTGTGCTCGTTCTTGATTCGCTCAGGATGTCTTTCACCTCAGCGATTGCGCCTTCCAGTTCGCCCGCGGTCTCGAAGCCCTTGGCTGCGAGCCGCTTCTGCTGCTTAGCGGAAAGGCCAGACTCTAGCAGGAGGGCTAATGCCTCGACCACCGTAAGCGGCTCTAGCTGCTCCTGTTCCTGCTGTTCGTCCTGCTCGTGCAACTGCTCTTCGACAGTCTCGTGATTCTCAGTGTCTTCCTCGCCGCTCTGTCCCTCGTCGAGGACGATCTTTTCTGTCATGTTGCCCTCCGGCATTGCATCATTCTCGACAAGGCTGAGCGCGCGCCCGCCCGCACCAGCTCTCGTCACCCAGTCTACTGCCCTGGCTTCTGTGATAGCCTCTACCACATTCACCTTCTCGCCATCCATCTCGACGCCCTTTTTGACCCGGCCGCTTGCTAGAATGGAGCAGTGGAGGTCCGAAAGCGTACCGTGATGGTCGCGTTCTCTCACGTTGTGATCAAACTCTCTGTCGTATATCGCCACGTCTGCCAGCGGCGCGCCCGTCTCCGAGAACCCCACCGGGCAGCGGAGAATCTGCGAGACCTCTGTGCGCACCGATCGTTCTTTGTCGTTGTGCTCCGTCGCGTACATCTTGACGCCCTGGAATATGTGGGCGTCCCTTTCTAGCATCTCGCGCGGGTAATAGTGCTTGTCGCGCATGTTCCCGAGGCCCGGTTCAATCAGCGCCACGCGGATGATGGTATGCCGTGGCTCTGCGTCCTCTTCCTGTTCCTGAACTTCCAGTATTTCAAGGATGCTCAGCCCGTCGTTCTCCGCTAGTTCGGTAAGCCCCTCGGCGGCCTCTTCTACCTCAATCGCCTCGATCTCGGTGACGAACTCATCCACCAGGGCCAGAAGCGCCGCGCGCTTGTCGGTGGTCTCACTGTCGAACATGATGTTCCGAAAGATGCGCTGGAACTCGTCGGTGCGCTGCTCGACGGTGGCCGCGAGCTCTTCCGCCTCGCGCGCCGCTTTGATGTCGGCAAAGCTCATAGCAGACCACGACCCCACCGGCATCGACGCAATGTCTTCCCCGCCATTCCACTCGTGGTGGTGCGCCTCTTGATACTCGCTCACCAGATCCGCCATTGTCACCTGGTGCCCGTCGATCTCGAGCGTCGTGCTTTCCAGCATGGTATCGTTCATCTGCTTTTCACCTTGCTGCTTTATCCATTCAAGGCCGCCTAGTTCGTTTTGCTCTATGAGTACAGGCACAGCGCCCTCTTTTACATTTGCGTTCAACGCTGCCACCTGGCTATTTGCCTTTGCTCTTGTGTCATGGCACCCCAGACTATCACCTGTCGCTGCATCGTCTGCGTCAATCTTGAACACGCACCATTCGTCGCCGCGCTTGAATGCCTTCCAGGGCATCGCTATTCCCCGTAGATTAGCGCACAATCAAAACGGCCATTGTTCACGCTATCCGACCCATTGATCGTTCGCACAAGTACGCCATCACTACCGTCCATCCGCTTGGCTTCATGCCAGCGCATTATGATCATGTCGCGTGCGCCGGCTGCACCAAAATCGAAAAAGTAGCCTTCTGACATCTGCTCGCCGGCGCGCCGCACCAGGTACATTATCTCGGTGCCCGCGGCATTGATTGTATGATTCCAGCGTAATCCAGTGTTCGGCGCGCCGAATTGCGATGTCTCGCGAACAACCGTCACGATTGGGCCTGCTACACTTGACACTTTGACGATCTCACCGTCGGTTTTGTAGGTCGAGTAAACCCAGACCAGATCGTCCGTTTGGAATATTGACCCATCGGCTACCGTCAAATCGGTTTCGCCTTCGTCCCACGCGTTGCCGGCATTGCGAGCAGAGCGCCGCGAATAATCAATCTTGTAAGCGAGACTCCGAAACTCCTTGCCTGTCGTTGTCGCAAAGATATTCATGCCAATCCATGTCCACGCCAATGTGAGTATTGCTGGCTGTAGCACCACTGTTGGCTCGCCCCAATAGTTTTGCGTCGTTGCGGCGCCATGTGTTTCGTCTTCAGCGTCGGCATTGACTTCGACGGCTGCACCTGCCGTGCCTTCGCCATCTGGGACCGGATATACATGCTCGTTATGCTCTGTCTCCATCTCCTGCACATAGTTCGCCCAGAAATTGTTAGGATCGAGGTCGATTCGATCTCCGTCACCAACTCCGCTCACACACTCACGGAGCATATTGCCAGCGGTTCCCACTACACATTCATATCCCGCTGTTGCATTCTCAAGCGAAGAGCAATCCTCTAAAAGGCAATAATCCGCTGCCGCATTTGATAGATAGAATCCTCGCGTCGCTCCACCAACCCCATTTGCAACTGCATGCTGAATGATAGTCTGGGGTCCACTAATATCATATCCTGTGACCGTATGTGCCGCGCTGATCGTATGATCTATAAGGGTATCGGTGCCATCGATATCGTATCCAACGGTGACGTTCTCTGCGAACAATGTTGCTAGGGAACAGTGATCGCCCGTTACCTGAATAGCAATCGCCCCAGGCCCTTCGAAATGCGCTCCCTGGACTCGGCAATGATCGCCGGAAACAACTAGAGCTGTCCCTGGCGTGCTATCCTCAATATGCACACCGATTTCGCACCAGAGCTCTAGCCCATCTAATGCAAGATCAAGTCCTATCTCGTCATAGTTTCCGGCTTTGACGGCTATAGCATCCCCCGCTACAGCGGAGATGAGACCCTGGCCAATCGTGACATATGCCTGGCTGGGTGTCCGTCCGCTGTTGGCATCATCGCCATCAGTCCCGTCGATATACCAAATATCACCCGTGAATGCGGGTATCGCTAGCATTGCGGCCCGTAATCGTGCCAGTCGCCCGGCGAGATCAATCGTCATAGGCCGAACAACCCCCGCTCCATCTCAAACAGCAACCGGAACTCTGGCGGCGTCATGAGTTTGCCCCAGATGCGCGGGCGAAACATATCGCCGTCGTACCAGCCAGCAGCGGCTAAGTTGTTCACGCCGATGTAAAGGTTTCGGTTCGCGGTCAACGGGTCGATGTGCGTAGCCGCAGTAGCCGTGGTGTCCCGCCCGTTTTTGTAGGTCCGTATCGCCGCGCCCGTGCGTGAGAAACCTATCATTCCCCACGTACCGACCACTATGTCGGCGGCGGCGCTGAGGGTAAATTGCGAAGCGGCTGCCTGAAATGTGGACACGTTCTGGGCGCCGTTGACGTCCATCCACCAGTCCCAACCGTCCGTCGCGGCCACGCCGCGTGTCATAAAGTTGCGATTGCCGAGGGCGTCGGGGCGGATCCACACCGCTGCGGAATAGTCGCCCGACGTAAAGTCGAGATCCGTTGTCGCGGCCTGGAGGGCGCGAATGTAGTCGGGGTTGCCCGGCACAAAGTCGAGGTAGCTAAGCCCGTTGTCGAGATCCTGCCAGGTCGGTGTGCCGATGAGGGTGCAAACGTGATGGAGCTTGGCAAAGTCCTGAGTGTTCGTGCCCGTCGCTTCTTTCAATTGCAGGTCGAGGAGCAGTTGTTGGTTAGCCTGTAGCTGGTCGTAACCTCTCACCTATGCCTCCTCGAAGTATTCCCAGCGATACGTGCGGTTGACGCCGGCTGTCTGTTCGAGCGTGAGTTGTATCCCAAATCGATTGGGATTCAGCGCAATCGTCACGAGCTTGATGCTATTCGCCAAACCACCGTCGGCTCCGACGTATGCCTGGTAGTCCTCTAGTTGCAAGCCTCCGCCCGCCGTGATGCGATAGTAAACGCGTAAAACCGTGGTGTCGCCGCCCTGCATGTTGTCGAGGTCAACGATCAGCACGCGGGGGTTAAACGTCCCCAGCGGGTCGCCATTGATGTAGACGGTGTCCTCAGCGCCCGTTGCCGTGAGCAGTCCGCCCGTCTCTTGTAGCGTGAGCTCTGCGGCGGCAAGCTCGACGAGCGCGTCTATGTCCAGCCCGGCCTCGCCGCCGAGGAGTGCTTGTCGCGTCGTGATTCCCATCATCGCAGCGTCACCTCGATCTGACAGTTGCCAGGGTTCGCTACTGCGCCGCTTTCACGAGCGCGAATCCTCACGCGCTCTGCGCCATTCAAGGCCAGCGGCCCAAACGCTATGGTCTGAGCCGTTGCAACGGTCGGGTCAAACGTGATGATTTCATGCTGTAGGAGGCTCGCGCTATCTGCCCCGCCTACTACTGCGCCTGTCTGGTAGAGGGACATGCTTTCCCACTCAATGCCGCCAGCGGGGACTTGGGCCACGACAGCATAGGGGCTCACCTGGATCTGAAAGTCCACGGAGCCGCCCGGCCCCGCGGGGGCCTCGTCATAGGTAACATGCGCTGTCATCTCGGCCATGCCCGCTACCGGGAACTCTATCGGGGCCGCATCCCAAGCGCCTGCAGCGCCCAAGGCCGCGTTGGCTCGGGCGTTGACTAGCAGGGGGATGAAGTTGGGGTTATAGATTCGCCTATCGGCCATTCAGCCTCCGGTGAACGCAAAAAGGCGCAGACCTTCAATTACGAAGGCTGCGCCTTAGTCTGGCACTACGGTCGTATTCGATTCTGGATAGCCAGCAGCGCCGAGCTCAGCGCCGCTGGGGTCTCCCGCTTACATAATACACTACTGGTGGCGTGATGTCAAGCGTTGCGACCAATAGGCCGAGGCGGACTTGAACCGCCAACCACGACCTTATTAAGAGTCGTGCTCTACCTTGAGCTATCGGCCCATTCACCCGATCAGCGATATGATCGTTCCTTCCGGCCCTGCCACGCTGGGGAAGCCGAGATTTAGCGGGCCGGCGGTGTCGCCTGCTGTAGTGTAGTGGTATTGTGGCACCGGGTCGCCAGTTGTTATGTAATCATACGGACGCCACCGTCGGCACGGCTCATACGGATACGGCGGCCACGGCCATAGCGGGGCAGGCTCGGGCACCGCGACCGGCACAATGACGGGCGCCACTTTGATGATGATAGGCTCTCGTGCCTTGCGCTCCAGCTCTGCAACTTTGCGTTCCAACTCAGCGATGCGTGCTTTCTTGGTCATACGTTCCATCCCTCTATAGTCATGTCCCATACCGACATTGGCAATTCGTCTTCTCGCCCCGCCCGCTTCATTCCCTCCTCGAATGACAACAGGCACGACTCTGGCGTCAGCCCGTCGTTCGCATCGTCTCCGCCAGGGCCTACATACCACACGCGCCCAATCTTGGAGGCCTCGAATTCTTCCAGCTCTGCCAAAGCATCTATAGCGGGCTTGATTGCGTCGCAGATGTTTCGTGCCTGTTGCGCGAACCGCTCAGCCCGCCCCACTTCCGTCTCAGTCCAACTGAGGCTAACGCTATCCATCGCCGCACTGTTCCAACTGATGCCAATGTTTTTCATCAGTACGGGCGCTTCCCGCCGCGCGCCCTTTGTCATCTCGCCGAGCAAGAACTCTATGCCGCCGTCGGCTGCTTTGGACAGCCCGGCATTTGCCGCTACCGCCGTTATCCCCGTAGCCAATGCTGCGCGCAGAAACCCTCTACGATTCATCGCTCTCCTCCAGGTCCTCAACTACGATGCGCACTTTGTCAGAACGCTTGTTGTGCCACGCTTCCATGTATGCGGCCATACATCCCACATTGTGGAAATGCACATCCTCTGGCGCACCGCCCCAAACACCTAGATGCCCATGTATGGGCACTCCAACATGCCGAAGGTCCATTTGTTCGCCGCAGCCATCGCAAATCGTATGCGTGTGTTGACTCATGTCTCCTCCTCTTTCCCTCTAGTGCGTGATCGACCACATGAACCGCGCGACGAGCCATCCCACTTGTGGCCAGCGCCAGAACGGAACGCGGTACTTTGCTATTTCCGCTCGGACGATTCCCCACGTCCACGCCCGCCACTCCTTGTGCCGCTTATCGATTCTGAAAGAAACAACGCACTCTCCGCCCCGCATTCTAGGCTGCTCAACTATGAGCGCGCCTTTGGGAAATCTAGCCATCGTGCTCCTCCAGCATAGTCAATGCTTCCTCCTCTGGCGTGTCCGGCTGATCTATCGTTATTCCGACAGGGCCATAGTTTACCAACAGATGCAGATGCTCAGGCACATGCCTCGCGGGTCCATCAATCGACAAGTTGCAATGAGGGAGAACGTCAACCAATCTCTGCGTATTCAGATATAGGTGTTCGTTGCCCCAGTGATCCTCGCAAACCCACAAGCGCCCCCCTAGTTCAATCTTCGTCATCAGTCTCCCCTCTCCCTAGCAGCTCATTCAACTGCCGCTCTGCCTCGTTTGCCCCGTCCCAGTCTCTTCGATCTCCTGCGCTTGCAAGTGCGGCACGCAAGCGGCTTATCTCTTGCTGTTTCGCCTCTTCTTCTGGCGGGGCTAGCTGTTCAATCGTGATGCGCACGCGGCCATAGTCAGCCTGCAAGTCTATGCGATTACCACCCCCCACAGGGGTATCGGGATCTTCTGGTGGAAAGACGAAATCGCCGATCCAGTTATGGCCTTTGGCCAACACAACACCAACGAGAGGCAAGTCTATGGCCTCCATCAAAGCGTCCCCGTCAAGGTACAGATTCGAACATTCGTAACCGTCACCCGCTTTGCGCAAATGCCCCTCAAGCTCAATCGTCGCCATTCGTCTTCTCCTCTAGCGCTGCCGCCAGCCTGCCCAACCCGTCCTTGTTGGCCGACGGCTCCAGGTGCGTACACGTCGGCTCAGACCAGTATACAAGCTCGCCGTTCTCGAGCCAACAGACGCATTTCATGATCGTGACGGCGCGGCCCCTGCCTTCTTTGTAGGCTACTGAGCGTAGGCGCAGGAACAGGTTGTCCCAGTTGGCGCGGTCTTTGTTCGGCTCAGCCATTCGCATCCTCGAGATGTCGCCCGATGAACTCAGCGAGTTCGCGGCTTTTCTTGCAGTAGACATAGGGATTGTAGCCCCGCAGGTAAAGCACCACACCGGCTTCGGTTTCGGTCCAGTCCACCTGCATGATCTGTGATAGCGGCGTGATGGTGAGGTTCGCGACCCCGGTGTTGGGTGCCGTCCACGTGATGTAGAGCACGCCGTTGGTGACGCGGGCCTGGGCGCCGCCGAAGTCGGTGTAGTCGGGAGCGTTGGGCATTGGAGGCTCCTCTCCGGACTTGGTAACGGCGGTGAATGCCATTGGCGGGTTGCTCAAATCCAAGAACCCATCGTCGGCGCCCGAAAACGCGTTGATTCGTGATCGCTGATTCATTGTCTCCTCTCTATGACGAGCTAGGCGTCAGGCCAGGGCTGGGGGCGTCGTTCGGACGAAGCGCTACCAATGCCAGCTCCCCATCCACTACCTCAAAGCAGGACCCCATTGCGTGGAAGACACATCCCATTATGATGTCACCGCCTGTGCCTGGATTGGCCGCCGAGATTGAGCCATCTTCTTTCCGCGACGCGTTGAGCATTATCAAGTCCTTGCCCGCCAACAACCGGATTAGCCAACACCGAAACCGCATCATTATGTTTCCTCCTGTCGCATCTTGCGAACCAATCGTCACTATGCTATACTACCATTGTCGAGGCGGCGCATCCAAAGCTCTTATAATCTGACGTTCATCCCGTTGGCCACCGCGCTGCCTCGACAACAGAGCGGAGACGGCCAACGGGGTGTTCTGTTTGGAGGGACCGGTGCAAAAGACATGCGTGCGCTGTGGCGTTGAATATGAGACAGAAGACAAGCGGCAGAAATATTGTAACCGAGCTTGCTATGAGAGCGCTCGCAAAACCAAGAAGCGATCCAAGCCCTGTGAAGAGTGCGGCGCTCCATTTATCGAGAACTACCCCGGGCGCCGTTTCTGTTCCAAGGCTTGTCGGCTTGCGCACGGCTGGATCGATCGCGACCCCACCAAGCATTCCATCTTCGTTTGTGAATGGTGCGAAACACAGTTTGACCATTACACCTATCGCAAGCGTCGTTTTTGCTGCCAGCATTGTGCCAACAAGTTCGCGGCCATTCAGCCCAAGCCGAGCGCTCGCCGCCCGGAGAGCTACATCACAAAGCCATGCGACTATTGCAGCAAAGCCTACACCGTCCACAAGATATTCGTTGAGAAACGCAACACTCGCTTTTGCTCTAATGTGTGCCGGGGAGCTCAGCGTTCTATTGACATCCGCGGCTCCAACAATCCTCACTGGACAGGGGGCACTGCCACCCTGATTGACTATGGCCCCAATTGGCATAGCCAACGGCGCAAGGCCGTTCGTCGCGATGGACATGCTTGCCAAGTCTGCGGCTACCGTTCTGGCGGTGACACGATTCTGGACATTCATCATATCCGCAAGGTAAAGGATCTTGGCGGCGATTGGGAATCTGCGAATCAACTGTCTAACCTCATTGCGCTGTGCAGAACATGTCACAGACTAGTAGAGAAGGGCTCCGTTCCTTGTCCAACTCCTACGGCAGCTTAGGCATTCGCCCCCTGCTGAGCGGCTTTTCAGTTGACAATAAAACACACTTGCAGTTGAATCCACGGCACACCAGATAACTAGCATTGGGTTGCCTCGGCAATATACCATTACTGGCCCACCATGAAGCCCGCTTAACTTTGCCATTCAACCGCAAACAACTCGAACAATGCTCAGCAACACCCAGCCTCCATTCTAGCTTCTCATCCTTCCCCGCCATCGCCGTCGCCCGATTCACGACAGCATCATAGCCATTTATCCATGTCTCAACTCGCGGCCAGAGAGTCCTAAGCAACACGCCGTCCGCGCGCGTTCTCATTTCCGCCCATGCCACGAAACGCGTTACATGCCTACCCGCAGACAGAATAGCGGTATTCAGGGCCATCGCTTCTACTACAGTCATGTCCTCTGGTTTTAATCCTACCCGTCGCATCCCTTCGTGCCAGGCATTGGTATAGCGACGGTGAATGGCCAGGAGCATTGTATTTCGCGCAGCATTCGCAGAAAGTTGCCCGGTCCAGATTCCTCGCGCTGCGGCTCGCAAACTGAGACGGAAATCTGCTCTCCGCCTAGACTGCTCCTCTAGCTGCGCCTCGGCAAACTCCACATGCGTACCGCCGCCAAACGCCACCAGGTCGTTGCATTCCCGCAGGCACTCGCTCAGTTTCCCGCCGTGCTCTTGCGTGTTGAGCGCCACCCAGCTCGCCAGCGCGGCGGCCCGGTGCTCGTCTACGCCATAGCCCGTCAGCGTGTCGACGAGGTCATTGCGCCAACCCAGCCAGGCGTAGCGCACGGCGGCGCGGAGGGGGCTATTCATCTGATCGCAGCCAGTCTAGGTATTTGCCTAGACACCCCTTCGAGCAAAAGCCTTTGCGGAATGGCGCAGCCGCAACTTTGATCTCTACCCACACTGGCCATTCCTCGCCGGGCTTTAGCAGAATCGCTTTCTCGCATTGGTCACACGTGAACACGACGCCTAGCGAAGGGTCTGCGGCTGGCGGCATAGCGTCCAGCCATGCAGAGAGGCACAGCACAGAGCAGAATTGATGAGCTCCGTCATAGGCCCCAAGTTCAAGCCAGATTTCCTCGCTGCTTTTTGTCTCCTTTCGAGATGGGCAGCCCTTCCGATCACAGATGAACTCTTGCCGGATTGTCATAGCTGCTTTGACCGCGCCATACTCTCCTCAGCATATTCGGTATAGTCCTGGAACAATTCCAAACACGCCATTGAGCAAAAGTGCAAGTCCGGGTCGGTATGAGGCCAACATATCCAACCTACTGGCAACGATTGCCCCATGGCTACATCGGGCGACCGTAGCGGTTCCTGTTTCGTGGCTCCGCATCCCGCCCTGTCGCAAGTGAATGTTTCACAGACTGTCACCTCTTCCCCCTACGCGTATGCTATCGGCAGATCATCTCTTGTCACAGCCGTCCAGCGCATCGGATACGTGAGCAGGGTGGCGATGCCGCCTTGTGCGGCAATGCGATGCACTGCCATGCCTGCTTGGACGAGCTGGGCAGCTTCGATAATCTTTGACGGCGTGTTCTCCACCATTTCTTTCGTCTCTCGCAATCCTGCGCCAGTTAAGTCCCTCACCGCTTTCATTACCTGGATTCGATTCGGCCCGACCTCTAGCAACACCACGTCGTACTCGTTCTCTGTGTACCAACGATCCCTCTCGCGCATTCTGCAATTGGTGTCCAGCGCATCCCACACCCAAGTTTGCCAGTGTTTCTCTCCGTCATTGCAAGCCACAAAGCCCGAGTTGTCCATGTAAGCCTTGAAACAGCCAAGAGAGCAAAAGTGGACGGTCGCTTCTACTTCCTGCCCTTCCAGCAACACGCGCCATGTCCACTCGTGCCACCCATCGTCGCCGTTCTCGCAACGGTTGCCGCATCGTCGGCTATCGCATGAGTAGGCTATCGTTTTAGCCACGCTTTCTCCTCCCCTTGCTCCTCCGCCCCTTCTCGATTCCCAGCGTGTACATCGCACCCATGACCAACACGATCCCGTCCCAGTGCAAGGAGTAAATGTCGCCGTCTTTGATCCCCGCCATGTCGAAATACGTTTGAATCTGCGTGGCCATGCGGCGAACTTTGATGCCGCTCAACAACCGATCCTTCTGGCACCGCGCGACGGCCTCGGCGAACTCAGGCGCGACGCGGGCGAATACAGCCGTGTCTACGGGAGAGATGCTAGGCATTATTCCGCCGTTCAATGAACCACGCCCAAGTCCCAGGAGGGCGATGCAGTATCGCGTCGCACTTGGCAGCGCTCCTGGTCCAATCACAATAGCGGCAGTGTATGCCATCAGTACGCCACTCTGAGGAGCCAAACAGATGATGCCCTGCTATCTGGCACCAAAGCCAGCGAAAGAATCGACGAACCATCTCCCCTCCTACCCCAGCGAATCCAAGAACGCCTCGCCTACCATCCGCAACGCTTCGGGGCCGCCCCCATTCGCCGCCTCTGCTATTAGCTCTCGCATCGCCGCCAGATCTGCCACTTTCACCGCGGCGCGTTCCTGGCCGGCGTCATCCTCGGGGAACTCTTTGGCGATGAAATCTTCCACGTCCTCGATCTTGAGCGCCTGCAGGAATAGCCTGGTGAGCTCTTTCGGGGGCAACGCAATCTCGGGGACGTCCTTCACTTGTTCGATGGCCGTTGCCAACTCAGAAAGGTTCGTCTGCAGTAGCGGATCCAGCGCGATCTCGACGCCCTTTTCCTGGAAGTTCTGACCGCCGTGCTTCTCCGCCATGGCTAGCACGTGGTCGTACATGTCTTGCCAGACGGATTGCCAGAAGCGCTGATACCGCTCAAAGTTGCGGAGAGTCGGGGTTTCCATAGCGCTAGCGGTAGCCAACCGGAAGCTTTCCCCCATCCCAAGCCAGTGCGGGAACAGCCCGGCCCCGATGCCCACCATGTTGAACAGCATTGCCCCATCCGCCTTGGCGTCCTGCGCCCCGCTGCTCATATTGAAACGGTCCCACTTGACCGCCTTATTCGTGATAGCCATAGAGGCCGCCGCTGGCACAGGGTTCGTTTCCCCTGAGTCGGGATCGGTCACTAGGCTTGACTGCAAGAGATTCGTGAATGAAGTTACTGCCCGAGACCCGCCGTCCACGCTCACGCGGTCCACGTAGGTAGCCACGGAGCGCGCGACGGCAGCGCGGTTCTGCAAAAAGTCGATGTATGCCCGGTTCCAGTCCTGACTCGCGGCCATTAAAGGCCAGCCACGCTTTGTCTGCGAGGTGAGCGCGACCTGCATCATGTCTACGTCGATGGTGTCATCTTCTTTGTCAATGCCGTTATCTTGCTCTTGGGCAAGCGCGGCATCTTTGGGCAAGTCCGCCTTGGCTAGCTGCTCGTCTGTCGCTAGCCAGTGGGGGTAGTAGACCGTCTTCTGTTTCGCAAGGTCGCCCTCTTGCCACTGGCGCTTGTAGTATAGCACGGTCTGATTATCGCTTGGCAGAGTGATGAACTCAGTGATCTCTAGCGTATCGATAGTGCGCGTCGTCACCTGACCGGTGTTCCGATCAGTGAAATAGACGAAAAAGAACTCACCGTCGACTAACGTTTTGTCCGACAGCTTGTGCAGCTCGCGCGCGCCAAGAATCGGCCTATTGCGCAGGGCCGTCCAGTACTCGGACCACCACTTTTTTACGTCGTCGGCCTCCGGCATTATGAGAACGTCCTGGCCAAAGCCGAAGTCGGTCCAGGTAGCGACGATGCGCTTGGTGAGGGGGTCCCAACGCTGCATTCTGCGAGAGATGGGCACGATTTCATCGCGGCGCAAGGCCTCGTCTTGATCGTCGGCCTGGCCCCCCGTGATGGGGATCCATTGGCTACGCCGTCGCAGGTTGGCAAGGGCCCGTGAGTCCAGCTCCTCGGCTTTCATGTCCTGCTCGCCGGTGAGATAGTAGGCGCGGTGCGTGAACACGTCATCTAGCACGCCAGCGATGTCCTCAGCGCGTTGACGCGCTTGCTCAAACGCGCTGCGCATCCTCGGGCCAGGGAATAGGTTTCGGACGTTCTCTTTTAAGCTCGGCATTTAGCCTCTTTCTGCTACCCGTGTGTTGTGTGCTCCGGTATGTATTTCAGCTCCAGATTATAGAGTTGCGTCAATACGCCAATATCAGCATTGCATTGCGGACATCTCTGCTCATGTTCTCCGCGAGCAACAACGGATGCCTTAACGCTACCGCGTATCTTCGCCAGGATGTTGCGCAAGAGCTTCGTCTGGCTATCCTGCCTGTCTCTCAGCAGCCGTACATCATGCGGCGCCATATCGAATACCATGTCGCTGGCAATGCCCCGATTCCACGCCATCGCCGCCTCTAGCATCCTCTCAACGCTGCCCGTCTCGCACTCGGGCAGGCACTCCTCTGTCTTGTACGTGGCCTCTGTCTCAGACATCGGTCCTCCCTTCATCCTCGCCAAAGCCGAGGGTAACACCATGCGCCAGAATACGCGCCGCTAGCATCACAAACTGCCAACCTAGCCAGAGACGCACTTGCCATTCGCTCGCCCCAAGCCGCGCGTGCGTTGTCACGGATACCGCCACGTCGGAGGCGTTTATAGTTACCTCTGTCTCAGTCATCACCCCTCCTCTCTCAATTCCCTCGCGGCCTTTGCCTTGGCGCTGTCTTCTGGGATAGCAGCTATCGACTGCTCAACGGTTAGCTCGCCTCGCCACATCTGGAGTCCTCTGGCTAACCGAATCACCAAGTCATCGGCGGCGGCCTCGGTCAGTAGAAACTCAATCTGTACGTGGCCCTCGGGCGCTATAGGCCCCTGCGCCGGGCATCTAGGATGAATCAGCGATACCGCAATAGGATGGGTGCGCGGGGGATCGTCATCGTCGTGTGTTGCCTCCCAAAACACTCTCTCCTCACCCGATAGATACTTGGGGTTCCTTGCCATACAAACTTGCAACTCATTCTCGTCACTCGTCCTGTACGTATACGTTATCCATCGCTCCGGAATCGCCTCAATGTGTCGGTCACTCACCTATCACCTCCTTGGTATTGCATAGACCACCCCGGCCAATGCTAGCCTCACCATAACAGGGTCAATGGCTTCCATATTTTGCTTGGTCGTTCCCGCCATTCTATTCTCTTACAGCCCCGGCAAACGCGATATTCTCGGAATGCGCCCGACGAACGTCGCCACCAATGGAATCCAAAGAAACACAAAATCCCCACTTACCACCTCCTCGGCATCGCCTAGCGAATCACCAACTCTCTCAGTTCGCTCCCCTCATAATGGAACACCACCGTTGCGCCTTTGTCTTTTTCATCCCACAAGGCGCGATAGTAGGTTAGCGCTCGCTCTACCACGTCGCCCCGGGAGAGGCCTAGTTTTTCCTCTAGGTACACCATGCGGCGCTCCCCCTCTGGGGTGAATTTCGTCTCCCAAACTTTCCCCATCTCTACCACCTCTTCGGCATCTCATACGGTTCGTACACCACCCTCTCCTCTGGCGGCCCCTCGGCGCGCTCCCACTCAGCCAGCAACACCGGCCCCACTAGCGCGTGAATCACCGCGTCGGCGCAGTCCGTCGAGCGGCCCAACCTGTTGGCTTTGAGCAGCTCGGCTTTGCTCTCGACTAGGCGTTTCTCCTCACTCGTGATGCGTTTCACCCGTGGTGCCGTGAGCTCCGCTTTCAAGTCGTCATCGTCGGGCAGCGCTAAGTTGACTTTGTGCGCCGGATCCAACAACTCACGCATCGTCCACCATCCGGCCGCCCGCCAGTTGGCAAATCCTAGCAGACCCGCCTCGTCTTTCAGCGTCGTGCCCAGCGCAGCGTTGAACGCCGAGACGGGGTAGCCCATCTCACGCAGCCGGTGGACAACGCCCGCGCCTATGCCTATCGAATCGATGAACGTCCGTTTCGCCAGGTTGCGCGGATCATTATAGTCGAAGCGGTTGTGCTTGTTAATCAGGCCCCCGACGATGCCAGCGAGCCCCATCGTTGACGTTGCCGGATCCGCCGCGACGGCGATCTTTTGCAGCTCGGCAACGCATTTGCCACGCACGCACGCGATCACCGATAGGTCGCCACCGTTGCCCACGTCGACGCCGATCGCTGTGATAGGCCCGTCGTCCTCTTCCCATCGGTCCATTGCCGCCTCGACCCAGGCTAGCGGGATGATGCTGTCCTCTGACTGCGCGGCGAACTCGCCTAGTACCTGGCGCTTGAATAGCACAGAATCCTCACCCCAGGCCAGGCGCATATCGTCAACCCAGGATTGCTTGATTCTACCAGCGGCGACAGCTTCTTGCCAGCTCACATGTCGCGTCCACCATTTCTCGTAGCCGGGCTTTTTGCTGTGAATAGCGTAGAATCGGCCCACTGGCGCGCCAGGTGTCGATATGACGAACCACTTACCATTGCCAGTTGAGAAGATGCCTTCCGAAGCGTCAAACATCGCGTCTGAGATTTCTTTCGCTTCGTCATAGATTAGCAGTACCTCCTCAGCGTGCGCGCCCTCAGTGCCCTCCTCTCGATTTGTAGGCGCAACGACCGTATAGGCCTGGCCATGTTCCAAGTTCAAGCTCGTTTTCAGCAACTCGGTTCTGGGATTATAGGACTTGCGCCCTACCATGCCCCAGCGAATGCGTGGCGCCCACAACCGAATCTCTGGCCAAAGATAACGGATTAGCTGCCGGGCGTTTGATGCGCTTGTGGGAATCTTCCAGGGTATGCCAAGGCCATCCCGAGTCAATGCAAACGCATGCGCGGCTATCGCCGCAATGGCGGTTTTCCCGAGACCACGTGTCCCGCGTGCCGAGATTTTATCATGATCTGTAAAGGCGCCCAAGATCTCGGCCTGATAGTCCCCCAACCACTGCCCCCGAGGGAAGCGAATACAGTCGCGGGCGAATCCAGCAAAGTCGTCTTTGTACCTCAGCGCCCACTCCCTGTAGCGGTCAGTCGGCGGCGTCGGCGTCAGGCCCCTCTCCAGCATTATCGCTTCTATCGCCATCTTGCGACGGAGCAACGCCGGTGAGGGTCTTATTGATACACTCATGTTCCTTTTGTAGTTCCTCGTCGCTCATGTTGTAGAGAGCTACCAATTCGACCGGCAGGCCGCGCGCGGTGCGCTCTATGCCGATGCCGTCTTTGAGGTAGAGGCGGGCGTCGGCAGGTTCTAGCTCTGCGCTTTCGTTTCTCTGAAACCGCATCAGCGCCTTCGCCCCAACGCCCTGTAGAGCCTTGCCGATGTCGGCATGCCGCTTGCGCATCTCGTCATGCTGGGCCTGCTCTGCGATGTAATCTAGCTGGCGCCGGTGTTCGTCCCAGGCTTCGGCGCGCTCTTTCCAGTTCCAACGATTAGAAGCGCGCACCCAAGAGCTCGGATAGCCCGAATGCCGCAGCTTTGCATAACCTTTTGCGTCGCGCCAGTCCCGATAGCCTTGGGCCACTGACCGACCAGAGCTTTGCGCTCTATACGCATCGAAACGGATCCACCAGAGTGACGGCTCGAGTTCGCCATTCTCGTCGCGTTGGCGGTCCCAGGGATCGCTCACATCATCACCATACGAGTTTCCCCAAAACCCCGAAACTCGTCTCCAAAACGCTTGACATTGCCTGCTATCTCGTGTACACTGGGGTTAGTGGAAAACGTGAGAAACGGGAACGCGCAGAGGAGAGAACGATGAGGCTCAGATACACACTCAGCCAAAAAGATCAGAACTGGGCGAAAACAGCCGAAGAGCGCGAGGCCAGCCTTGCCTCCACCCGCACGCATCTCAAGAGCAAAGGGCTGAGCGGCCGCCGCCTGGGCATGAAAATGCGAGACGCGACACTGGCGGCGATGAAGAGTGATCCCGAGTATGCGCGAGGCATGGGCCAGGGCAGACTCGACGCAGCCTGCGAGCTGGACTACTCGGAAGAGCGCAGCGAGTCGGCCTACAACCTGGGATACTACAGAGGCTACACGAACTACTACCGCGACACCAGAGGCGGCCTGGTGATGCACATCGAGCAGTATGAGGAGATGAGCTAGTGACGAACAAAACGAGCGGGTTCGGTATCGGCGAACTGGGGCAAGCGCCGGAGAGCTCGCCCCTCGACAAACTAGAGGCAGAGCATTTGCAGCCGCAGCCACGTGGCGAGCGCATGAAATGTGACTGCGGCCACTGGTACCTGCGAAAACTGGTGATGTCCACCAGCTCAGGCAGCTCGTGCCCGGATTGCTATGATCGTATGGAGGATGCATGGTAAAGCTCAAGATTCGCCTCACGCGTTACGGTGACGCCGGCTGGGAGTTCGCCCTCACAGGCGACTCTGGACCCTCTCGCTACCGCACAAATCCAGTCGGCGACGGTCTCTGGCAGTACGTCAAATCAACTACGCAATGGTACGGCGACGGCTCTCCGTTTTCCGAATTCAAACAGATCATGGGCACCTGCCAGTTTCGGCTCCCCGCCGCTCGCAAGGCCGCCTACGACGCCATTCGCTACCAGTGGAGCAAGCCCCAATGAACATCCAAGTTGGCACCAAGGGCATCAAACGCTTTCCTCTTTCGCACGCTCTACCAGTCCGCGCAGCCGCCCCTTGGACGCATATAGCGCGATCACGTAGTCATCTTTATGCGCAACCTGGATACATGCCTCGCGGTCTTCTCCCCAGAACAGAATCAAGCTTAGTTCCTTGTCTGCTACCGAAACCCATAGCTCGTCAGCCAAATCCACGTGACTAAACTCTCTGCCAAACAGGCTATAAAGCCCATCTTTCCACGTGCGCACAAGAGCTTCGCAATACTCATCGCCTGCACAGACCGCAAGGTCAGAAGAGACGACACAGGCCACCGCCCTGTCGAAAAACTGAAAGGACCCAAGGGTGTCATACAATTGTATGCACGTTTCGTTTTCCCAACGGCTCATAGCATCCTCACTCCCTCAACTCGTGCTGATCCATCTTGGCATTCACACGCCCAAGGACTTCCGCCATGTCCGCCGCTCTCACGATGTAGAGCTGATCCTTTACCGTGAACATCGTATACCCCGCCTTGGTGATATTCAGCGTCCGCGCCCCCCATCCCAACCACACGCCGATGAACAGCCCAAAGATAGCCCCGCCGAGGATGCCTGCGATGATTTGTAGGGTCATGGCGCGCCTCCGCATTTGATACATGATAGACGGTCTTTTGCTTGTGGCGATCCGCACCAATCACAAGCCCTGACGCCTTTCTCTATCCAGTGTGCTGGCAACAATACTCCGCCAGCATACCAAGGATGCAGGGGCGGCGTCTGTGGCTGTCCAAATCCCAGCCATTCTCCGATGGCGGCAAGCACCGTTATGAGACTATCCACGAACAACGGGATCCCTCTAGCTGTCATTTCGTTCCTCCTTACTCATTATCGCGCATTTCGTCGCGTTTGTCTAGCCCGACGCCCGGCCCGTCTTCGCTGCACCAACATAGCCCGCCGCGGTCCCGGCAGCTCACGCCACTGTTCCATTGTTAGGCCGTTGGCTGCCGCCGCATCCCACGCCTCCATGAACCTGGCGCATGTCTCACCAAGACTGAATACCGCCTCGATAGACTCGACAAACCGCTTTCCATCGGCGGCCACCCGTTCCGCCTCCTCTTCGCTCCCATCGTCCGGCCGCCAGCTAGTCAGATCGTCCGGTCCTGTTGCCATCTTGCTCCTTTACCGCGAGACTCGCCACATGAACCGTCCCACGAGGCAGGCCACTTGCGGCCAGCGCCAGAACGGTATGCGGTTCTTGGCTACTTCGCGACGGACAACTCCCCATGCCCACTTGCGCCATTCTTTGCTGCGCTTGTCTATCTCGAGTGACATGACGCATTGTCCGTCACGCATCCTTGGTTGCCCAACTATCAATGCGCCTTTCGGAAACGCAGCCATCTCTCACCTCCTCAACAAACGTTCCACGTCGTCGACGCTGCGCACCTGCAAAAAACACGTCTGCTCGCGCCTTGGCACTCGCGACGCGGTGAATCGGTCCACCCATCTATCATCAGCCCACACGATACCAGAGGCCGCGTCTAGGATCGCTTTGACGAGGTTGTCGAGATCCTGCCGGTGGTTCACCCACCAAAACGTCAGAAACGCCTCTAGCGGCTCACGCGTCAACGGCTCGTACTCGTCCTTTTCGGTCATCTGCTGTCGCAGTTGGATCTTGAGCGCCTGCTGTGATGCGAGATACCGCCGCGCCCTCGGGTCCGCGTGCTTGCTACGCTGGGTCATGCGCACGTATGG